ATCATATGGCCCTCGTGATGTTGCTGCTAGTGTGTTGTTTGATGCCCATCTGCAAGCGCTCCGCTCCCCATTCACCCGAACTTATGTCGACCCTTCAATGACTGAAGTGAGAGGCGAACGGTATAATGAGGACAGAACTAAAATGTTCATTTCACCTAAGGCACGCGTTGGACTAATAAGCGCAGAAGCTACAGTATATGAACGACATAAGCAAAACGAAGACACTGACCCTACCCCATTCGCTTGGGAACAACTATTATAATTAAGAACTGAATATGATCAAAAAAGCAAAATCAAAACTGACCGATGAACGCTCCCACTTCAAACCATTCAACTATCCATGGGCATATGATGCTTGGCTGAAGCACGAGCAGTCGCATTGGCTTCATACTGAAGTACCGATGCTCGAGGACGTTAAAGATTGGAAAAAGAAGCTCACTCAAGAAGAGAAGACGTTCTTGACCAACATCTTTAGATTCTTCACACAAGGCGACATCGACGTCGCTGGTGGATATGTCAACAACTATCTACCACATTTCCCTCAGCCGGAAGTGCGTATGATGCTGATGGGGTTCGCTGCTCGCGAGGCTCTTCATATTGCTGCATACTCACATCTGATTGAGACGCTCGGATTGCCAGAGACGATGTACAATGAATTCATGGCGTATCAGGAGATGAAGGACAAGCACGATTATGTGTTGAACTTATCTGAAATGAATGGCACAAAAGAAAACACTGCACGCCACATTGCTGTATTCTCGGCATTCACTGAAGGCATGCAGCTATTCAGCTCATTCATCATGTTGTTGAATTTCCCTCGTACCGGCAAGATGAAGGGGATGGGACAGATTGTTACTTGGTCCATCGTTGACGAAACGATGCATGCCGAGAACATGATTAAACTATTTAAGACATACATCAACGAGAATCCAGAAATCTGGAACGATGAGTTGAAGGGATCGATATACACGATTGCGGAGAAGATGGTAGAGCTTGAGGACAAGTTTATCGATCTAGCATTCGGTATAAATGAGATGGAAGGTCTTACAAAAGATGAGGTTAAGAAGTACATTCGCTATATTGCGGACCGTCGATTGATTAGCCTCGGAATGAAAGGCATCTTCAAAGTGAAGAAGAACCCTCTGCCATGGGTAGAGGAAATGATTAACGCACCAACGCACACAAACTTTTTCGAGAACCGTGCAACCGACTACGCCAAAGGAGCTTTGTTGGGTACATGGGACGATGTGTGGGGCGTTGCAGCATAAGGAAACTCAATGCAAATATTAGACTACAATGGCAACGAACAAGTACACGTGTGCTTAAGCTGCGATACAGAATTTGTCGTTAATATTCTCAACGTCGAGATGGAGGAGGAGATGAGTGTGGAATTCTGTCCATGCTGTGGAGCTCCTCTCCAAGATGAGACTGATGATGATATGTTATCGGACGATATCGACCCTGAGGACGAAGATAAATACTATTAATATGATAGAAATCAACTTCCCTCCAAATCCTGAAAATTACATATACGAACTGAAGCCTAAGTTTGCTTCAGTGTATTTGCTTGCTCGTGCCATCCAACACTATGGTGCTGACAATGTCAATGTCATATGTACTCACTTTAAGAATGAGCAGGATTACAGGGACCGACAATCTGTCGTTAATAATATCGAGCGTACAGCTGAGATGCTAGGAATCAAACATCTCAGGTACATTTGGCTTGAGAATGTTGCACCGAACTTTCCAAGAAACATCAACGGCGATATCGATGCACTCGCTATCGATGCGACAATAGCTCCCATAATACAATTGATCGATCCACTCACTAAGAGTGTCCATCAAGACGGCGAAGGCTACAAGTACAACAAACAAGTACTATCGAAAATAATAGCCATGGCTATTATTTCAGGGGTAGTCAATCCGGACCTCACTGTCAACACCACTCAACCATACAAGACTATGGTGAGATGGGAAGCGATGGACGGGTGGGAGGCTATCGGCAATAAGCCATCATACAGAAATGTGGTCCTACGTCATCGCGATGGGCATGATGCTAGATGGAAAGATACGTTCGCTGAGTATCAGCCGGAAGGGCTACTGTGGTTTCCTCTTCTAGATTATGGCATTCAGGACATACTCGAGGCCACTAAGGAAGAAGGATTGACTGATGTCGTCCTATCAGCCACTAGCTGCATACACAATCGTCCTCTTCACTGCGGAGCCTGCCATGGCTGCGTTATCCGCAGAATAATCCTATTGGATGCTGGGATAACCGACACAACGAAATACGAGCTGGCATAATGTGGACTTTAGATGATGTTACTTTTGAAGGACCTTCTGCTCAGCACTACGGATTCGTGTATCTAATTACCAACCTAGTTACCGGTAAAAAGTACGTCGGTAAAAAGTTGTTCTGGTTCAAGAAGACCAGACAAGTCAAAGGTAAGAAGAAAAGATACCTCGCAGAAAGTGATTGGAAAACGTACTATGGTTCGTCTAAATTACTACAGAGTGATATAGACACAATCGGTGTCGATAAGTTCAAGCGTGAGATTTTACATCTATGTAAGAACAAAGGCGAATGCTCATACTACGAAGCTAAAGAACAATTCGATAGAGCTGTTCTATTTAATCCTGAGCTGTATTATAATGATTGGATCATTTGTAGAATAAGCCGAAAGCATGTCTGATTTTCTAATCTTTATAGTCACCATAATTACGATCATGCTCGTTCGTAGAGCACTTCAATCCGATCCTGAGATATTAGACCTGCAGGAGAAGCTTGAGAACATAAAACTAATAGACTTCTGCATTGAAGATATCAATGGGCTATGGTACTTGTGGATGGTACATGAACACGAAGGGTACTCGTTTGTAGGTCAATCCGATGATAAAGAAGAACTGACCAAACGCGGTATAGAGTTTGTAAAGAAAAGGTACGGCATAGCAGTTGACTAATCTTCATCCTTAGTGTATACTTTATCACCAAGGAATTATATCATGCGAAATACATACAAACCAAGAATGAACGTCCAGTTCAAAAACAAACTCAACGGAGAGTTAGTTGTGGGCGACATTATCAATGAAGAAGATATCGAAGGCAAGCAGTTCTGGGTCGTGCTATCTAACAAACGACCTTTAAAGATTGCCAAAGACGCATACACCATCCAAGGTAAGAAATGATCTACGGATTGGAAGACGTCGTCGACCTCAACATACCAGTTGATCGTGACAGACTAAATGCCGTCCAATTCAACTGGCACAAGTACCATTCGAGTAAGCCGATCGATAGGTACGCTTGCAGCATCACGTCAATCGATGGGGAAGACAATCCCGGAATCAACTTCGAACCGCTGTACCCATACAACACACAGCATGGCTCCAACTATACGGAGATGAGCTTTAACAAGCCAACAATCCATGCCAAACCATTCCACAATCTCTTAATCAACTTTGATGTCGGCCGGAGTCATTACTTACGTCTGCCTCCAGGAGGATACTTCCCCTGGCATAGGGACGCTGACCCTACATCATATCGGCTGATATACACCATCAGCGGATGTCGACCTCAAAGTCTTGTATGGATATTAGATGATCGGGTGTTGCAACTCAACGACAATTCATGGTATTATATCAACACGAGAAAGAAGCATTGCTTGTTTTCTTATGACACAGCAACGTTTGCTGTTTTCAATATTGCGAACGATGAACGCAATCAACGTACACTTTATCAACACATGGTTACAAAATGATTCAAGAGAGACCTACTACCACTACCGCCGAAGGCCGCGCATGGCTAATCGACTTACTCCACAACTACAGCGTCAGTATTAAGTTTACTAAGACTGATGGTACAGAACGTACTATGAGATGTACGCTCCGTGAAGGTGTTATCGTCCCACACGAGAAGAAAACTGAACGTGAAAAAGCAGCTAACGACAACGTCCTTGCTGTCTGGGACCTAGATAAGAATGCGTGGAGATCATTCCGACTAGATAGTATCACAGATGTGAATGAAGTTCAAATTTTAAGTGAGTAAATTATGAGTCTATCTACGGACGAATTGAGTAAGAATGCAATGGGTGGCACGGAGCTGATGAAGCATGCTCTGATGGCGAAGATGGATCCTAAGTTAATGGAGCATTTTCACATTACAGCGAGTCGCTATCGTGGCGCGCACCCAGAC